TCCAGGTAGCAACCCGCCATCTAGCGTCCCGCTAAAAGCTATGTTTAGGATGGCTAGATCGGTAGGCGTCGTATCCTTGATATTGAAGAACTTTGATTTGGACAGCACCGACGATGATTTGATGCTGCCCGATTTTAACATCTTTTCGATTAGGCTCATATTACTTTCCCTCTACAATTGCTTGGAGTTTTCTTTTGTATGCATCGATCTTCGCTACTCGATCAGGCCAATGAATACTTGGCTTGTCAGGGTCTCTGCACAAATTATCTAGCAACGGGATAATCGCTTGGTGCAAGCTGTGAAGGCGATTAGTGAGATTGTCGATCTGTTCTTGATCGGACAATCTAGCGGTTTCGAGCTGTTCCACCTGTTGCTTAGTCTCTCGACTATCGTCAGTGAAACAGAACCCGAAATCGAAGTCTTCGATTTTGTCTATTTTTTTAATCATGGGATTGCTCTAATTGGAAGTGGGTGGGGTTATCCCCACCCACTCAGCACCTTAGGTGCGTGTCGCGAGACTCTTGAAGTACTCAAGGTCGTCTGCGTCTTCGTCGTCGTCCTTATCGGCCGCAGGAGCTGCTTCCTTGATTTTAGGAGCAGGAGCGGACTTAGGCTCCGATCGGGCTGCAAGGCGGCTCATGTCGAGATCTTCGTCGATCTCATCTTCTGCAGATTGCGATGCGTTTGTGTTACGAGCTGGATTAGCAGCCAGTCCCAGAACGCGATGCAGTTTTGCCTGCAGTTCATCATAGCTCTTGAAGTTGTTAGGAGCGACGATTTCTTTCAGCGAGTGGCTTTGCTTCCACACAGCTTCCATCTTATCGTCATCTTCGAACAGAGCACCAGGCGAATCAAACTCCGACTTGTCGTAGTTAGGATATCCACCATCACCCTGACGGATCTTGAGACGGAAGTTAGCACCTTCCCAAAGATCGAACGGGTTAACACGCTCTTCATCTTCGAAAGATGGGTTCATCATTTCGTTGAGCATGTCGTAGATCTTCTTGCCGTATTTGAACAAGAAGACCTTGCCTTCGTTCTCAGGATTGCCCGAGTCCTTGATCACGTAGATGTTGGAAACGAAGTGCAGACGACGCTTTTGCTTACGAGCTTGCTTGCGCTCAGGAGCGTCGTCATCAGTCGTGGAGTTCCACAACTTGGTGTTCAGCTCAGAGACAGGGTCTGCTTCAGTGTTGCCGAGAGTAGTACGGGAGTTTTCGATGTACCAACCACCAGGACCTTGGAATGCGTGGTCCCACAAACGGACAAACGCAAAGTCTTCGCCATCGGGTTCAGGTAGGAAGCGAACGATAGCAAAGCCGTTACCCGCGGTGTCACGAGTCGGTTTCCAGTATTTGCCTTCGTCGGGATTGGTGTAGCCCTTGGAACTGATCTTTTGAAGCTGTTCGTTCAGCTTGTCCAGGGATTTGCTGCGGTTTTTCTTGAGGGCAGCGAAAGATGTAGCCATTGTATGTCTCCTAATGTATGCGGAATATATGTTATGTATTGCAATGTGTGTAACAAGTATGTGCCTGTACAAACAAGCAATAGTATTTAGCTCAGTTCATGTGGCTTTTGACGACCGCAGCAAACTTTTTTTTGTCGACCTCTAAAAACGGATAATACTTTTTAGACAGCCGAATGACGTCTCGAGCTATGACGTCATTTACTAGGTGTTGTTCCCAATATGGAAACACGTTTGTTATGTGGGTGATTATTGCAAATGTCTCGACAGAGATTTGCTTCCTGATAACCTTCTCAATAATCTTGGGATGGCTTCCTGGAGCCGCGAAAAAATTGTCTTGAAGATCAGATTCGAGCTGATTGAGATCCAACGTAAAGTGGCGCGTTAATGCGTCTACGCGCTTCTTCCAACTGACATATACATCTTCTGCTGGCTCCTCACATAAATCACGAACCCATATGTTGGGGTTAACCACCATATTCGACACCATTAGATTGTGTCTATCGGGACGCTGTGATAATTTGTAGAAGAAGAAAGCATCGTTGCGCGTTTGAAACGAATTGAACGATGCTTTTACTTTACCATTGTATTTGTGATAGTCGTACGAATCTGTGGTAAAGTGTCGCTTGAGAGCCAGGTAGTCAACGTATGTCTTGAATGATCCCTCAGTCGCATAACTGACGTGGGGAGCTCTCATCACGTTTTACTAACCTCATTTTTACAGCCTCTTCGCGTATTTTTTCTTTGATGATAGTTGACTTTTTGACAATTTCAGCCACTGTCTCTATCTCCACGTTCTTCTCTCTTGCATAGTCTACGAGTGCATCAATATATGATACGCCGCATGCTAATTTCTGAGCTATCTCGTGGTGGATCTTTTCTGCCGTGTTAGCTTCGATCATTAACGTCATCCGTTTAACGTCTTGATACCGGTAATCCAGTTTTCAACAGCGTCCTTGACATAATGTATGGAATGAGCAGAAAAGTCTTCTGTCTTGATCTTCTCACCCGTCGGTTTAAAATACTCGACGAAATAACCCATCTGTGATTGGTGGATTTCGGCTTTGTATTGGCCCTCAGGGGTCTCTTTAAAATAAGATGTTAGATACAACTTACGTCTCCTTATTGTTTTTTGCCATAAATCCGACTCTCGGATGGGAGATGTATCCGTCGGCGTCATCGTAGTCGGTGATGTAAAGATACCCTAACTCCTTGAAAATGGCAACATTTTTTTCTTCGCCCTTCCAAATCGGGATAAGTTCATCATAATCTGGATCGGGCGATCCTCTCAGATGAACTTCGATTGGATTCCCGTCTATGAACTCGACGTTAATTCGGGAAACATTGTGATCTGCAATCTCATCGTAGAACAAGCCCAATTCAGGATACGTGTCTGTCCGGACCCACTTCTTGAACTTGTATAGTGTATCAACGTCAACCGTTGCTTCCCATGCCGACACCGGAACCCATCGGCCTTCCCACTGATAATCAACAGAGATTTGCGGCCCTTCGAACAGCTCACACCAGAAGTATCCGGGTTCGACAGCTCGTTCGTCTCCTTTATGGATCCACTTGATAGTCGCTCCGACTGACATTCCTACTAGATTCGTAATAGGGCGGATAATGTACGCAGCAGAAACGTTTGGTGCAATCCCTGCAGGGCCACAATTATAACCGAGTTGTTCTGACAACCAGAGTTTATTGTACCAGTGACGAAGTCCTGGGAACATCGTATATGCTTCGGTATCAGTTTTTGGTATCATTCGACTACCGGAAATAAACACTTGCTGACAAAGAAGTCGACGTCTTCCTCGTTAAGCCCCAACGCTTTCATTGTACGCGGAGTGTGAGGATTCATCTTTTGGAAATGAGCATATCGATTGTGTGCATCAGTTGCTGCCATATCATCGCCCACTGGCATATCTTTCACATACCATAGCGTGTTGGCTAATACCAGTGAAACGATCCTTTGTATCTCGTCATCAGTTTGTATGTTCCCTGCAGCGACCATATGCGATGAGAATATTGCGCGTGCCCAGTCAGGCAATTCGCGCTCTTTACTCCACGAAGATTTTACGGCTTCGTCTGCAAAATAATTAAGAGCGGGATCGTTTGGGTTAACAGGAGAAAAGTCGTGGAACGCACCGGTCACTTTACTTGGCCCTGAGATGACATCGAACCCATATATCGGAGCTCCAGACGTCACGTGAGGGAAAATACAAACGTGCATCATCCACAATTTCTTGGATTCTCTAGCATCGACGACATCAATATGTGCTCGTCTGAATTTGTCAGACTTCCACGTGAGATTGACCCAACCAGGACGGTTGAAGCGGTCGAGGTGTTCTTCTTGGTATCTTTCTAGGTTCTGGTCGAATATCGTTTCGATCTCAGATTGTAGTGTTATCAGCGGGTCCCATACTGGCAAAGACACTCTCCAATTCTTCGAAAATTTCGTGTATCATGTCAAAGCATCTGTTTGCCTCATCGGCCATACCATCATGCAGTTTTTCACGGATTTTGTTTTTGAGTTCATCCACATCACCTTCGAAACAGTAATGCATACCAGATCCCGGAATGAACCTCTTAATGATCTGACCGCCGGATAGGTCGCCCATATGACGAACATAAATGTGGGCCATTACTCTATCAGGGTCGATCGATATCGACTGGATGTAGTCCATGTAGCGCTTGGTTGAAGCGACTATCGGAGCGTTCTCGAAACTGTGCTCGCTTTCCAACTCTCTCACGTCGGTGGATATATTCCTAGCTCGTTTAACGCTTTCTATTCCATCAAACAAACCATGCTGATCGGCGGCATTTTCAAGAACATAATATGCCATCAGTTGATTGCTCATGTATATGTAGTATTGCTCTGGAGTGATTTGACGCTTCAAGAGTCTGTGGGCAAATTTCGTGCGCTCGGTGCGTCTGTGATTCTCAGAGGTCAGTTGTCTGAGGTTGCTCATGGCTTGCACACATTCGTATTGGGAATAACACCATTCATTATCTCTTTGGTGAACACGGTGTAGTTGCTGGTTATGATCTTACACAGCTCAGTTTGTTTATCGACAAATTCGTGCAACCCTTTGCGAATAACGTCGTTGGTTACGGTAGCGTCAACGAATTGCTTCTTTGACGACTGGATGAAGTCGATTGTGAAATTTATATTGAACATATATGCACCTCGTGTGTGTGGAGGCCAAATTGGCCTCCACTATTTATCTCACTTACGGTGCTTTGGGTCGTCGCGAGTTGAACGGGTAGTCCCGAGAGATGAACTAGACGATGCGTCCGAGACAAAATTATACAAGGTTGCTGCCTTACTGACAACTTCGTCGGGAGTGTACATTTTTGGTGCTTCCTCGACAACGCCGCCTAACGCCCCTATATTGTTTTGTCTAGTCGCTTCGATCTTTTGATGATATTTCTGAGCGCTGATATCCAACTCTCGATCCATCATCTCCTGAGCCATTCTCAGAATATCGAGACGTATTTCAAAAGGGTTCTTACTTGTCATCTTCTGTTACCGCAATACTGCGTTCCATATCGGTGAACCCCATAGACGCGTAAGTCATGGAGGTGTCCATGCCAGATGCGTATGCCGACTTCATTCGAGATGTCATTGCTGACGCAGCCCGAATCGAGTTTGCTGTGGCTTTCGTATCATACTGGATGGTGTTGTTCATATTGAACCCGAGAGCGGATCCTGCATGGAAAGCATTAATGTTTGCACCGAGGAACATAAAGCCCCAGTTCTTCGCTTCTGCCTTTTCCACCATCGTCTTGATATCTTCGTTACGGAAAGTACGAGACGAGTTTTCTTCACCGTCAGTCAAAACAGTGATGATAACAGATTCGCGCTGTGCTTTCTTGGTAGTCGTCAGACGCTCGTTAATCTTCATCATCACACCACCCATAGCATCGAGCAGGTTAGTGCCACCACGAGGGTTGTAGGTGTTGTGGTTGAGTGGTTCCACATCGTGCACGTTCACGTGATCGATTGTGCATTTAGCCGACGAACCATCAAACTTGTACAGAGATACAAACGTTTCAATCCCTGAGGTAACAGCATCTGCCTTTTGAGCTTGCAGATACTCATTAAAGCCGGAAATAGTGTTATCTCGGCAGCTCTGCATAGAGCCCGAGTCATCGAGTACGAAGATGATGTGAGAGGTGCTTTTACCCGCTTTTTTCGGCTTAAAAGCCTCGCCGAGCGAAGGAGTCTGCTTAACCGTGGTCTGCGTTTGAATTACCGTGGTATGTGGCAGAATAGTGGTTGTCTGAGGGATAGCTGTATTTGGCCAATTCGTCGGAGCGATTCCACTGGGATAATTTACAAATGTCATTATATGACCTTTCTGTGTTGTGTGTTGTGTATAAAGAAGGCCCGTTCTGTTTCGAGGTGGAGCCCATACCCATGTAGATTAGGCTGCGAGAGCCATTTCTACAGGTGCGAAATTTTCATTTGCATTTGTTGTGTTCTTCGCGTTAACCCAGCTTAGATCGGGGTAGCTCCATCCTGCCTAGTCCGCCTGTCGATCCTATTTCGAGCCCATCAAAGACACACTGTTTTCGGTAGTGCTGCTAAGTCGCAACCAAGCAGGCCTATTGTCCGGTGGATACATATCTGACGTGTTTCATTCAGTCCGTATCGCAGTGTATCTATGGTGGACCCGCTGGGTACCGCCCCCAGGTCCAGAACGTGTTCAGTGAATATCATCACTACAATCGTATTTATACGTTTTGAACGGAGCTCATGTAGAAAGCTATCACTTGCTTGTCGACATCGGTCAACTTTTCCGCAAAAGGAGCTCCGTGGTTCTCGAGTTTTTGTGATACTCGAGATAGTGCGTTTGAAATGGTGTCATTGGGATGTTTAGCTGCAAGATCAGCCATCCCAATTGCAAGAGTAACTATGTCCGTTTGTGAAGTCATGCGTAAAAGCAAAGAGGGGGATGCTGTGTAGCATCCCCCTCTTTTTAATCAGAATGCCAAGCCGACTTTGAGAGCGACGTTGGTTTCATCAGCGGCAGTGTCGAACGAACGGGTCAAGCTCGGACGAACGTACAGACCATCTTGGATGTTGTAGTTAGCGCCAACTTCCAGGACCCCACCTTGCTGGGCCCAATCGTTAGTTGCATCCCACGAATAGGAGACTTCGGTGAATGCCGACAGCTTGTCATTGTACGTATACGAGACGCCAACGAGCGGCGTGGTGACCCACACACCGTCAGTCGAACCGGACGCAATAGTGTATGCAGCTTCCAGCTCACCATATGCAGTCAGTGCATCATACTGCTTCGACAGCCCGTAAGTTGCCGACACGGTCAGGTCTTCCGACACGATACCATATTCTGCTCCCAGCGTCAGGTCAGCAGTTGCACCCATCACATCGTGAGGAAGAACTGCAACGTCAACGCCAATGGAGGTAGCTTCGCCTGCAACAGTGCCGAAGCTGAGGGCGACGTTGTCACGATAGAGCTCAACTGTGACAGTGTTATTATCAAAGTCACCTGCAGATGCAGAAGTAGCAGCCAAAGCACCAACAATAGCACTAATCATAAGAATCTTTTTCATTATATCTCTCCTTGTAGTAATGAAACTGGCTAGACAGTATGCCCAGCCTGGTAGTTTAAACAGTGTAATGAGCGTAATGGTCACCAGCAAAACTAGCCGCGAACGCGTCAGGCTTCATTTTAGCCTCTACCCCAGTAACACCTAATACATAGCCCGCAGCTTGCGTGGCTACACAGTTCGATCCGTGGATTGGATCGGTATTGACATCGCAGTGGATTTCCACATCGAATTCGTCAATGAAAGGCGCTAACTGAACATACAACTCGCATGACTTGATAACCTCGTTCATCAGCCTTGTCGACGGACGATTTTTCTTGAGATCGTAGTCAGGTTCGATAGAGCGGTGCTTAAACACTCGGCATCCTTGATTGCCATTCATGTGAACGACACAGACGGACGCGTATTTAGCAAACCATCTACCATCTTTACGAAAGCGAACGGAGTCCGTGCCGATGTAAATTTTTGTGTCTGGGTTCATCGAGTAAAGTAAATCAACCAACTCTTCGATTTGGGATTGTGTGAACATTATAGCACCTCATTATCTCCTTTCTGGTGTAACCACAGTTGATTTGTTACACTGGCTCAACTGTGAAAGCCTCGATACAGCCTACATCATACAAGATGTGGCTTCCTCCATCTGTCTACGATCACTCAGCGCTAGGCAAGAGTCAGCTTAAAGCAGTAGCCGGGCACCTCTCGGTCGTCGGACCATCCCAGTATAGTATTATTTATGGT